ATAAAGGTATTTGCCACAGTTTGTGTTGCATCTGCAACATCTCTTTGGGTAGCACCCAAATGCTCTGTAGCTAAAGAAAGTCTTGTGTATAACATTGCCACAGCATCAAAGTCAGACCTTGAATCTGCTGCTATTCTTCTCATGTTATTCATAGCAACCGCTGTTTCAGATGCACTTCCCGTTAAGGCGTTCATCCTATTTTCAACACCAATCATTACGTTGGCAGCTTCAATAATTTCTCTTGCACTAAAAGCTGCCATAATGGCATTTCTTAAGCCTGATAATGCGTTGCCAGCACCTTTAACATTTTTCTTAAAGTTATTTACAGCTTTAGCAGACTCATCATTACCTACAATGCTGAAGCTAATGTCCGCCTTAGTTAGTGCTCCCATTTCTTTCTTCCTTTATCTCAAGATAAGCCAACCAACCCTGAAACTCCTCTACTGTAATCTCTTCAAGTTCAGTTAGAGTTTTGTTTAGTTTTTCAGCCAAAGCATATTTAATGTATAGCTGCTTATCTTTAATTACTTTTTTTTAATTTCTTCCTGTGAAACATTATTCATTATTTCACTAGATACTCTAATTAATACATCTCTATCAACCCTCTCCAATAAGGTTTTCTTATCAGCGATTGTAAATAACTTTTCACCAGCTTCGTCTAATGCTTTATAAATTAAAACATAGGTTAAAAGCTGGACATCATCATCTTTAGCTAGCTTCATAAACTTAGAAGTCTCTGAAAGAGTTATGGGTTTGCAATAAATCTTTAATGGATTATGCTCATCCTCACCCCATTCAGGGACTTCTATAATTCTAGTCTCTAAGCTATCAAAATGCTTCCTTGCGTTATCTATTACTGACATCGTTTTATACTGTTGATTGTGTCAATGCACCTGTACCCTGTACAGAAACACTAGCTTCAACTAAACCATCAAATGAGCCACTTCTTGTTACTCCAGTAACAATAGCAGTTCCAGCATAATAAATATCACCACTTGTATCGCCTTCAGGATAAACATTCAATGTTACTTCAGAACCAATGCTTAAAGCACCCTGTCCATTAGTATCGGTTTCATCCCAAAATACATCCAAACTTCCTGAGAAAGTAGTCAATGATGATTTATAGGTTCTAGCTGAGTCTCCCATTGTAGTATCTTCTAAAGTATCAGCAGATTCTTCAAGAGAATAGGATTTTACTTCAGCTACAGCATTAGTACCGACTTTTACAGTACCCTCACTTCCTTTATGTGTTGCCATTTTCTTTTACCTCGTCTTTCGACTTTTTTTTGGAAGAAGGTTTAATTTTGTCTTGCGACTGGACTGCTTCTTCCTTCCAACCCATATTCTTCATTGACTCAACCTTAGTGGGATGAGCAATTACAGAGCTTTTACCATTTGGACTAATTAGTTTCATAATTATCTCCTATTATACCGCTACATCAGGATTGGTTTCCTGAACATAGTAGTTTGTTAAAAAAGTTAGAGTTACATAACCTACTGGCTGTTCTCCATCTCCTGTGTATTCTATTTCAGTTGATTCAACATAAGTATCTTTTGCTAAACCCCCCAATGTTCTATCAGCAGAAATTGCTTCTTCAACTTCTTTGCTTATTGTATCAATAGTATCATCAAAGTTGCTAGTCGCTTTGCAATATGCTTCCACAACCACTGTTAGTTCTCTGCTCATAACCCTATCAACACCTATTACTATAGGCTCAGATGATTCTGATTTTGTATAAATAACTAAAGAAGGAAGGGTGTCTTCTTGTAGTGTATAAACCCTAGACTCATAAACATTAGAGCCTGTTGTTGTAAGGCCTGTTAATGTAGTGCCAAAGTATTCTCTGATCTGCTGTCTTACATGATTAGCCATTATTGAACCTCAAGTAGTAATGAGGTCATGCCTAAGTTGTCATGCTCGTAATTTATAACTTTATAAGTTGTTGATGGTTTTATTTGTGTACCATCTAAATTTTTTATAGCTGGAGCAACGATAGTATCTCCAAAAGCTATACTTGGTATATCAGTAGTCTTACTTTGTGCTACTGGTTGATACCCTTGAACTGGTAATCCTGCTGTATCTATATCTACATACTCTTGATTCAGGATGACGTTGATAGAAGAAGATGAACCACCTGTAGGTGTGTAGGTAACTTTAATACCATGACCATAGGTGGCATCTAAGTAGCCATCGAAATCTCTATCAAATTCCATTGGCATAATTACTTCTTGGCTCTCTTTTTAACAGGCTTTACTTCAGAAGTTTCTAAACCAACACTTCTTTCAGTCTTTTTAGGTTTTGGCTTTTCAACACAAACCTCTGCCTTTTGATAACCACACAAAGAATGACCTTCAACTTCATTAAGCTCTACTATATCTCCAGCATGAACTTTAGAACCACCAGCCATTGTATCTTGTAATATTTTATATTTTTTCATATTTAAGGTAGGGGTGTTTCCACCCCCATTCCATTTAAGCATCAGTTAATTAGTCTGAAGATTTACAGAAAGATACTGCATGTCTTACAGCTACATCAACAGTTTGTAGAGCAACAATTCTTACTCCACCTGATGTTGATAATGCATAAGGGTCAACTTGAATATCAAGACCGCCATACATACCAATTAATAGGTCTGCAAAGTTACCAAAGTAGAAGTCACCACTTGTTACTTGATTACTTCTGACAACATTATATCCGTTCATAGTGTTATCAGGATTAACAACAAACTGAGCTGTATTAGTAGCTTTTTCAGTTGTTTTTAAAGTACCAAAGTCAGCAGGTCTACAAATGTAACCTAAAGAACCATTTAATGCGTTGTCATTAGCAACAGCACTTTCCATAGCCACGATCTCAGCCCATGTTGGGTTAGCAGCAGCAAAAGTTGTAGTGTTAATACCTGTAGTATTAGCAATACCTGTTGGTTGACCGCTTGAACCTGAACCAGCTAAAGCACCTAAGTCAATTGCAGTAGCGATTGATTTTGTTAGGTCATCTCTGATTAAATTCTCAACATCTAAAGAAGATTGTTGTAGTAAAAGTCTTGTTACATCAGTATGAGCACCAATTACTTTAGGAGTCATAGTTACTGAACCAGCAGTGAACTCAGACTCAGCAGAAGCTGCACCTTCAGTTGCAATCCAACCAGCAGAAGCACCAGCAGTTTTCTTAGGTATTACAACATTTCCTTGTAATCCTCTTAATATTGTTGCTCCAGCTTGCATTACTGATGACTCATTTCTGAGTATATCAATAAAGTCATTTCCTCTGTAATCTTCAGCTACTAGAGTTGAATCATCAGATGTGTTTAAGTCTCTTTTCCCCCAGCTTCTTAGAACTTCAGCAGGAAGCATAATGCCTTGTGCATCTTTGCCATACTGTCTAGCAGCTTCAGCAGAACATTCAAATTCAAATGCTGCATCTTCTTGTGCTTTTCTATCTGAAGGGTTTGCCATTGCTCTTATAGCTTTAATTAAGCTAAAGTCTCTGACTTCTTCTTTGCTCATACCGATTTCTGAAGGAGTTTCTAGTGGTTGATTGTTAGAAATATTTTCTAATAATACACCTCTAAATTCTTCTACAGATACGCCATCTGCAATTGCTTTGTCAGCTAAATCTCTTTTATTGTGTCTAGCTGCTAAATCTATGATCTCTTTTGAGTTTCTTTTAAATTCAGCTTTAGCTTCATCAATAGTCTGAGTTCTAACTTCTTCAAGATTAATATCTTTATTTTCCATTGTTATTACCTCTATATTATTAATAGTTTGTTTATCTTTAGAACGACCAACTCCAACAAGCCTTGACTGGTCAGCAGGAACGCTTACAGAAGAAACTTCCATAGGTGTCCATTGAGCTTTGTAGTAAGTCTCATCATCTTTGTTCATTCTTGTTAATTTATCGACTCTGTAACCAACTGAAATGTTCATTCGTATACCATCAGCTACATCTTCAAATACTTCACGAGCTAAAGCAGATTTACCAAATCTAACTACCGCAGTTGTCCTCTTTGCAGTCTCATCCAATTTGAATTCTTCAATCACACCAATTTGCTTTTCCATATTATGGTCTAACAAAAGTGGGGCACGTCCCGAATTTATAAACTCCATGTTTATATCATCAGCCGAATGTCCTAGCACTTCCATGCCAAAACTACGTTCTACAGGTTCTTCACTAGAAACGCCTATACGAACTATTCTCTTTTCTTCGTCAAGATAAGAATGTTTGGATAGATCAATAGTCCTAAATTTCATAGGCATATCAATTACTTTCCTCTCTTCTTCACTTGATTCATCCATAGAGACTTCATCAGTTGCTTCTAATTCTTCACCTTCATGTTCTACATCCTCATGCTTCTCAAATTCAACAATAACAGTATTGTCAGTTTCAGTAACATTAAGGATATGTCTATCTTCTTTATTCATAGATTTCTCCTCTTCATTTGTTAATAAAGGATGTTTTTCCGACCCTTCCAAGTCAAAACTTTTTTCATTTTTCATTTGATTGACCAATTTTCTTGACCAACTAAATCCAGCATCTCCACCCCATAATGCCCAAGCTATTCTTCCATTTGATGGATAGCCCTTCTCTCCCTGTCTGAATCCTTGAGCTTTTTTATCAACCTCATGTCTACTGAAAAAACTATACATCCTTTTAATAGTTTCATCAGAAAGGTTTTCACCATTTAAAATCTGATTTGCTCTTTCAGCACCAATTCTAGTACCACCCCTGCCATGTTCTTTTCTCCAGTCCAAGCCTTTTCTAGCTTCGGATTTCATGCTTTGAGTTGGTTTACTCATCGTCTTGATCTCCGCCATTGATATTGGCTTCTACTGGTTGTTTCTGACCAAATGGTTGATATGCTAGTTCTATTCCATACTGTTTAGCTAGTTCAATCTCTTTTTGATGTTGTTCAAATAGCTCTTCTGTGTCTCTTCCATAAGCAGCAGCTATATCTGAGTAGCTTATTGTTCCATTTTGTAAACCAAGTACGTTTGACTGCATTTCTTTTAAAGGGTCAATCCAAGCAAAACTTCTTGGTATAAAGTTGACTGAGTTAGAGAATTTATCAAACTTACCTATTGGTAGATTAATACGACCTGTAGATATTGCCATCTCTAACCAAGATTGAAATATTGGGTTTACGAAATGCTCAATTGTAAATTGTTGATATATCTGATACATGCTTCTATCTTCTAAAGCACCTTGCCTTATTGAGCTGTAATTAACTGAAGTTAGGTCATTAGACAATGAGTGATAAGAAATATTTAAACCTGATGCAATACTTCTTAAAACACTTGTTGTAAATGAATCAAAAGCAGATGTTGGATGTGTGGGGTCAAATGCTTTGAAGTCCATACCTTGAGGTAACTGTTCAAATACACCAGCCTGTGCGTTCATTGTTGGATTAAAGGTATCTTCATATTCACCATCACCAACATATCCATCACCATCAGGTGAAGTAAAGAAACCCATTTTAGATGCACCAACTCTAGCTGCAACAATCTCTGCTTCTAAGTAACCATTTAACATCTTCACATTAGCCATTGATGTAGCAATTAAAGAAACACCTCTAGTTTGTTCTGCTCTAGTAGGTAAGTAAGCATGGATAATTTCATCTGCTGGAACTCTAATGTGTTGATTTTGACTTGCGTAAGTTCTATCGTATGGATGATCTTTGTAAAGATGGTAAGCTACTGGCTTGTCATACTTATCTACTTCAACACCCATCTTTATACGATTTCCTGTTGCTTTATACACATCATTTTTATTTTCATCTAAATGATCTGCTTCTAGGAACTGTATTTGAAATCCAAATGGAGAATTACTATCTTTTATTTTTCTTATCAAAACCTCACCATCTCTAGCTAAAGATTCAATAAATATTTTCTGACAATCTAAAAATGATAATCTTCCATTTGTAGTGCAATTGCCAACCTTTGACCAATCTTTCCAAGCCGATTCAATGAGCTGGTTAGCAGCAAGGTCTAATGAACCATTGTCATTTCGACTTTTACTACTAACTCTTATGCCATGCTTACCGATAACATTAGACACCATCAGGTTAAGGTATCTTGCAATGTAGCTATCGTTCCTTGCTAACTCTCTTGCTCTATCTCTTAATATTCTTATGTTATCTTTTATTTCAGCATCGGCACTTGTAGAGCTTGTTACAAAGTCTGCAAACAACCTACCAGTATTAGCACCAGTATAGCTCCTTCTATAAGCCTGTCTTTTTTTCTTTTTAGGCTCATTAACGCCTAGCATTCTGTTATACCATGCCATTATGTGTAACTCTTAGGTGTAGAACCAGTAGAACTACCAAAATTAACCTTGATAGTGTTTCCTGACCCTTTTTTGTTTCTAATTCTAGCTAATTTAACTTCTTTTAGGTATTCAGCATGATATCTATCTCTAAATGTCATTAATTCATCAATAGATAACCTAGATAGCGATCTTCCGCCTAAAGAGAAGGATGATTGATCTATTGTAGCCCTTCCTTCTATTACAGCTTCAATAGCATCTAAAACTTTCTTTGCATGACTTCTTAAATCAGCATTTGTGTCTGCTAGGTTAGGTAATATAGTCATATTGCCCTCACCAACTTGTATTCTTGCTGAATCTGAAGTTCTTGTTATATAAGCACCCCATATATAATCATGCGGATTATAGTCATCTGTTGTTGTTGTTGGTACTTCTATGTAATAAGTGTTGTCTGCTTCAGTAGCATTGATTGTAAACTGATGGCTTCCACCACCACCTGAATCGCAATGAAACTCATAAGATAGAGAATAAGAGCCAACTGGGTAAGTTGATGCTAAATTGTCTTTCTTCCAAACCCAATAATCACCAACGACTAATTCGCTAGGCTCTTGAGTTGGATAGTTTTCTCTGTCAAATTGATTGCTCAAGCAAAAACCTCATAATGTTTTAGATATATCTACATCTAACACTATGGTTTTTTAGATAAAAGTCAACATATATGAAAAGAAATGTCAAATTACTTCCAAGAAGTAGCAAAATTACCTCTATTTATACCTCTTTTTGGCTTTTTATTGTCTTTTTCAGGAGCTTTTGAGGTATTTGTAAGTATTCTTTCCTGTATTGTATCGTAATTAGGGTTCAATATGTATATAGCTGCGAAATTATATACCAATGTGTCCAATGCTTCGTTTCTTGGTCTTATTTGCTTCCAAATTAGTGTTTTCCTACCTCTAACAAACTTTGTAACCCTTTTCTCTGCTGTAAGCTGTTTAAAATACTCCTCATCAAGATCAGAGCAAAAATGTAGTGTTGTATCTTCAGGTTCGCTTGATAATCTAGCAAAAATGGCTTCTTTAGCACTATCTACACCAACACCATACAAAACAGCTTTATTTTTACCTACAAATGTAGGCCTATTAGCTATTGGCTTTCCTGCTTGAGATAAACCTTTGATAGCAAAGATTCTTCTACCTTGTCTTGGTTTTGTAAATTGATAGACTTGGTTAGTATGATGTCCACCTGAGTCAATGCAGGTGCAGGATATAGTCAAAACCCTACCAGTCTCAGTCTTAAATCTCTTTTTAAGGTAATTATCAAGTTCCTGCCAAACATTAGCAGCATTGGGGTCACCCCAAAAGATTTTATACTCTATAACCCAAGATTCGTAATTAACACCCCAACCAACCATTTGTAACTCTAGCCTGTCTTTCTGTGTGTCAACGCCAGCAGTTAAAACCAAAACAGCTTCAGGAATAGTAGCAGAATCATAATTAAGCCTTCTTTCTAATAATTCCTCATGCTCAATGGTTTCACCTTGTTCTTCCCATGATTCTCCTAAAGCAGTGTTAATCCACGTTTTTAACATTTCGGGCTGTTTCTTAGCTTCAAGGAATGATTTAGCCATGTCTGCCCATGTTGACCATACGGAATATAACTCTGATATATGAAAGCCTGCTGTATCTGATTTTGGTTCTGAAGCTATCCATTCGCCATGTTTTAACATCCATTGCTTTTTAGATTCGTCAATTATAGAACCACACTCATCACAGGCATAGTTGGCTGTTTCGGGCTTATTTTCATCCCAAACAACATTCTTCCATTTCAAAACCTGTTTTACATTACATTCAGGGCAGGGTACATGGTAGTAGCGTTTATCAGACTCTTCAAAAGCAGTTTCTATTCTTGATAACCCTTTTATGGTTGGTGTAGAACACATATATATCTTCTTATTCCAAAAAGTGGTTGTTCTTTTGGTTGCTAGTGATATTGGGTCACCCTCTGCTCCAGCAGAAGATTCATATCTATCAACCTCATCAGCAAGAACAATTCTAATTGGCCTTGATGCTAATCCTGATGCTGAGTTAGAGCCGACTATGTTTAGGTTACCACCTGCAAACTTCTTGGATAAAACTGTATTGCCACTATCTCTACTTCTTGGGTCTTTAACACAATCTCTTATCTTTTCAGAATCACGAATCATAGTAGCAAGTCTATCTTTAGAAAATGCTTGAGCCATTTGTAGTGTTGGTTGCATTATTAACATTGGTGCTGGGTCTTGGTCTATGTAGTAACCTATAACATTTAGTAATATCTCGGTTGCTCCAACTTGAGCACTTTTGATAAAAGCTATTCTTTGGATGTCAGGGTCATTAAAAGCATCCATGATCTCTCTTTGGTATGGTGCTCTGTCAGTTCTCCATGCTCCAGCTTCTGCCGAAGATTCAGGGGATAGTTTTCTGTAGGTATCTGCCCAGTCGCTAATCTTTAGATTCGGTGGTGGAGTCCATGTTTGGTTTGTCTCCTGTATCACCTTTTCTATATTTTTGAGGTATTCCATCTTGAGCCAGTTCGTTTAGTGCTTCATGCACTTGTTCTTTTATTATAAGTTCAGCTTCAGCATATTTATCAACAGTTATAACCTGATGTGCGATTCTTGATGGTAGTCCTAGAAGTTTAGCCCTAGCATTAGCAACATAATCAACCCAAGTCTCTTCAACCAATTCTGCTGGTATTAGTTTAGCTTCCATCTCTTCAACCTCTAACTCAGCCTTTCTAGCTTGAGCAGCAGTTAGTTTTGTTTTCTCTTCAGTTATATCACCCGAGCCATCTTTTTTAGTATACCTAGCAGCTTTTCTTAAAAAGTTTATATATTGAACCCTGCAAGAGTCTATGTTTACTGGTGATCTACCAGCACCAATAGTTAACACACCCCTTCCAATAAGGTCGCTTACACTCTGTGGTGACAAATCTAAATGTTCCGCTAGGTCTTTTCTTGTAGCCAATGTTCCATAATGTTTTTTGGTGAACTAATACTCAATATCATAAATATATATGATTCAAAGCACAATTTCAAAGGTTATGTTTATATTATAAATACAGTGAATGGCATGAGCCTGTATCTAAAACAAATATGCGATCACGCAACCTGCGTATGGCATTAGTCAGTAAGAACCTAGAGCCTGAGAGCCTTATATATAGAGGGATAGCGAGGACATGATAAAAAGACCGCCAAAGATCACAGAAAAAAGACATGAATTAATAAAAGACTACTATTCATAGAACTTATAAAGGTATATGAAAAGAATTAAATATTTATTTAATTAATACTTGATATATAAAAATACTTATGTATAATTAATATATGTTAAATATTATGGAGATAAAAAACATGAACAATAAAAACGAAATTAAATTTAAAATTAATGCAAGGCCGAGCTTCAAAAATAATGCAAGGGTTAGGCGTGCAAGGGTTAGGGCTCTAAAATACTGCTTCTTGACCGTTTTAATAGGCATATTCTTTACCGTTCCTTTATTCTTAGTCGTTCACGGATTAGTTTAATAATTATTAATATGGAGATAAAAAACATGAACAATAAAAACGAAATTAAATTTAAGATCAACGCGGTAGATAACGCAAGAACTAGAGCAATTAATTATGCTTTAGTTTTTGGTCTTGTCTTGCTTGCTGGTCTTGTGGCTATCAAGTTAATCATTTCATTAATAATAGGGGGTTAATAAACATGATACAAACAATAACTAAAAGCGAATTTTCTACAGCATTTCATAGAGCGGGCAGGGGTGATAATTTCACATATAAAGGTTTAAACGCTCTATATGATTATATAGAAGACTATGAAGAGTGTTCAAACGAACAAACAGAACTTGATGTAATAGCTATATGTTGCGAATACAACGAGTACGAAGACTTTGAAGGATTCAAAGCAGATTATGGAGATGATTTCCAATCTATAGAAGATATAGAACAACAAACACAAGTAATAATGATTGATGATGATTCATTTATCATTCAAGCATTTTAAAAGGGGTAAAAATATGAACACATACAAAGAACTGAAAGAACTATCAAAGACAAGAAAAAGAAAACTAGGTAACAACACATATTTAGTTGTTAGAGATGATGGCGGGCTAGGTGTAAGGCTACATAATACAGAAGTTGTTATTCATTATAAGGATAAAATAATCCTTAATAGTGGCGGTTGGTACTCAGTAACCACTAAAGCAAGAATGAACGAATACACGCCCTTTAATATTTGTCAAAAGAATTATGAATGGTTTGTTGATGATATGCCATATCAAGATAATATGATTTTAAAGGCGGTTTAACATGAAATATAAAATAATAGCTAAAGATAGAAACAAAAATAATTTCCTTGTAATGGTTAGCAAGTCATTAAAGGATATTAAAAGTAAATTTAACAGATTAGAGCAACAAGGCCATAAGCCGCAAATAATTAGGGGTAAATAATGAAAACAAAAAATTTAGAAGCATATTTAAGCGGAGGGGTTGAGAAGCATTTAAACGGAACTTTTACAATATATGGCTATATTGACAACCGAAAGAATGGCGAGGAAATAGGCCGCCATAAATGCACATATGGGGAATATACAATAAAAGATGCCATGCGAATGTTTAAAATAGAATTAGTAGATATTATGGACTTATGCGAGGAATACAAAATATTTAATAATGATGATTGGGTTGAATTTGATTATCCCCATAAAGCCACCTTTTAACCCCTAGAAAAAATAATTTTTCACCCCGTTTTATACGGGGTTTTTTTATGCCTTTAATAAATAGATCATATTATATAAACCATTCTAAGCCATTCTAAGCCCTTGTAATAATCATTTAATGCATTACTACTTATATATAATAATAGATCAATACAAAGACTTACAATGCTTTTGATGGTGTTTTTGTTTGTTGTGGTGGTGTTGTTTGATGTTTTTTTTGGGCTTTTTTGTTTTTCTTTTTTTCATTTTTTTAAAAAAATTTTTGCCTTTTTTTATGAAAAATAAATTTGCCTTTTTTTATGAAAAATAAATTTGCCTTTTTTTATGAAAAATAAATTTGCCTTTTTTTATGAAAAATAAATTTGCCTTAATACTAAATTTGCCTTAATACTAAATTTGCCTTGAAACTAAATTTGCCTTGATTGTAAATTTGCATCAAAACAGTATTTGCCTTAATACTAAATTTGCCTTAAAAAAGAATTTGCATTTAGGTATTGCATACTAATATATATTTATATACAATAGGTGTATGTTAAATAAAAGTAAGGAGTTAAATAACATGAACATTTATACCGCAAAAATAACTATCACAACACACGATATAGGAAGAGAAGCAGGCTCTAAAAAAGAATATATCGAAAGTGTAAAGATGCAGTTTTTGGAAGAGAACAACATAGAGCTAAGGGATGATGAGATAACTATATTGGAGGAGGTGAAAGACAATGAGTAAAGGGTGTTGCAATGAGTGTGGCTATAAAGCTGATTATATTATTGATAACAATAATTATGCAGATAATGGCTACAAAGATTTAAACCAAGTGCCAACAGATAAAATGTTATGTGGCGTATGTTATGAGGTGAAAGACAATGAGTAAAGTAATAACAAAAGAATATACAGTTTATGATTATTCTGATTTGCGAAAAGATGATGAATTGTGCGATAGGATATATCAAAAATTTTGGTTAGAAAATCCAAACAATATTAATCCTTGGGCTGATGAAAACTTAGATAGTTTCAAATTGTTTGCAAATACTTTAAATATGGACTTTGATTATTCACTTTCAAATGATGAATATCAAACGAGACAATGTTTTATAAAATTAGTACCCGATTATTATTTAGATAATAAAGATTATAAAGAATTGCTAAAAGATTATACAGGCAATGGATATTGCTTTTGTGATGATTTGGCTAACTTTACAAACACATTATTAGATAAGAAAAAATATAAAGTCTTATGTGAATGGTCTGCAAGTGATTTTGCTTTAGAGATAAGAAATAGAATGTTTGAGTTATGGTTTGAGGATAATCAAGATTATTTTTCTAAACAATCATTTTTAGATCATGTTGAGTCAAACGGATATGAGTTTGATGAAGATGGTAATTTTATTTAATAAGGAGCAAGACAATGAATGTTGATAGTGATAAACCAAAACATATTGAATCTATATATAAATCATCTATTGATTTTGACTTAGAGAAACTAGGTATTGATTGGGATAATATTAAAGATTATTACATAAAATATGGAATTTTACATGTTGATTTCAAAGATGGAACTTCAAAAGAATATAAAGGAGAGGTTCAAGCAGTTGATTACAAACGTTGGTGTGATGAGTTGATATACACAGAAGATTGGGATTTAGTGGAGGGGTTGAACTAATGAAAATAGAATTATTGGTGACTGTTGAACAGTCATACGAGGTAACAGCAGAAACTATAGACCAAGCAAAAGATCAGATAAGTAAACTTTGGAAAAAGGAATTTAATTTGCCTTTAATGGATGACCAAATACAAATTATTAACACTAACGAGGAGGTGTAAGAATGAATGATTGGATAACTAAACAAGAACTTGAAACAGCCAAAGACATGGCTATTGAAATATTTAGAGATTTTAATAAAAACGATGGTTATATAGAGGGTGAGCAAACATGGACTGAAATTGAGATAAATGGAAAGTTTTTTGATATTGATTGCTTTGATGATTATATGGACAAACCAAGAACTAATACAGTTTGTGCTATATATCCTGTATATCCTACAGAATGCGGAAAATATAGAGAAACAGATTGTGATAATTGGCTGAGATTATTTACACTTAAAGAAGATTGTTTGATGAGTTTAGTAATAGACTAAATTTGCAGTAAAGGTAAATTTGCCTTAATGGTAAATTTGCCTTTATCTCATTAC